TCACAATGGACTATTTTTATTCTGTTTTCAAGGTGTGCAATTTCATTTTACAATGAACCTTTTAAATAAAAATATATACCTTTCTTCTATATATTATACATCAAATCCTGCACCTTGACGTAAAACTGTTAGTAGAATATAATTAAGGGGAATAAATCTTGCAGTAATGCAGGTTCATTGATATTTTTGAATTGGAGGAAGATTTAAATGCGTGATGATTTAGTAGTACCTGGCGAAGGTGAGGAAAATTTTGTCCTGGCACGTGATGCTCGTGTTGTAACTGTTCCGTTTTCTCCTTTAGAAGAACGTATGCAAAAAGAAAAACCGGAAGTTTTTGTTCGTCTGCAAAAATTGAAAGAAATTATTGGTGAAGATACTTTCAAACGTTTAGTAAGCAAAATTCATAATATTAATTATGCTGATACTAGAATTCTCTTAGTTGCAGATAACGAACTGCATCGTACTAATATTGAAAGAGAATTATTGCCGGCAATTGCTGAAGCTTTTGAAGTTGACAATATTCGTGTTGTAACCCAAGGCTAAAAGTCTTCCAAGGTACAATCAGAAAATATTTCAAAAATTTAAAAAAATTTTTACAAAAGTGTTGACAACCAAAGTAAAATGCCTTATAATAAGTTTCGTTGCTGATACATAAGGCAACAACAAAGATGTCGGGGCGTGGCGCAGTTTGGTAGCGCGCTTGTTTCGGGTACAAGAGGCCGTGAGTTCGAATCTCGCCGCCCCGACCAACTTAAAAATCTTGAGAACCGCTTGTAGAGCGGTTCTTTTTTTATGCTAAAGTTTTAAAGTATAAAAGAAAAAAAGGCAAAAAAGCAGTTCATGCAATATTTATGCAATATCTGCTTCAAGTAGCCGTTTAGAACGCATTAAATAGTATTGAAATAATAAATTTTAATAAAATAATAGCAGGGCAGCTTTTAGGGCGGTCCTGCTATTATTTTCATAAGAGATTTTGAATAGAGTTTTCAAATATTTTCATTGCTTTTTTATGTGTGTTTTCTAGCGGAAGGGCATATGTTTTAGCCGTAAATGATACATCACTATGACCTAATATTTCGCTGACATCGGCAATAGGTACGCCCTTGTCTCGTAAATTGCTGCCGAAGCTGTGGCGGAAATCGTGGTGACGCATATTAGCTAATAGCGGATATGTATTCACTAGCTGCAACCATTCCGGACACTGTTTCTTTAAACGCCGCCATCTTCTTTCAACATGATCACGACACATGCCGCGTCCGTCATCGGGAAAGACTATAAGTAGATTAAGATTGTTTTTCCAAGGCTTGTCGCTGAGTTTTGGTATATATCCAGCTGTCTGCAAAAGAAGCCGGTGCTTGTTTAAGGCTTCTTTTTTGGCATTGGCAATAAACCTTTGATATTCTGCTATTTCGTGACGGACAAAAGCCAGCATGGGTATTTCTCTTTCTGAAGTTCTGGTTTTAGTTTTAGTGAATTGCAGGATGCCGTTTTCACGTTGCAGATTACATCTTACACTTACATCAGTACCTTCTAAAACATCAGCACTTACAGCTAGTGTTTCGCTTATGCGCATACCGCACATGCCTCCAAGCAGAAAGGGTAGGTACAAATTGCTGTAGTCAAATCTTTTTATGATTTGTAATATTTGCAAAAGAATTTCGATAGGAACATGCATACCTTTTGGCTGTTCTTTTGGTGGGAGTTTTAGAAGTCTTGCAGGAGATTTACCTAACATATCGTTGTTTACAGCCCAAGTAAAAGATGATTTGATAAATGATAATGTTTCGCGTATTGTTTGGTTTGAAAGTCCGGATTCATTGACCAGATACAGTCTATAACGTTCAACGTCAAGCGGTGTTGCTTTGGTGATTTGTATATTGCCGAAGTGATGTTTGGCAACTCTATTAGTAAAGGTTTTGATTGACGCTATAGTTGCTGGACGCAAGTCTGCTTTAGTGCTGCTATATAGTTCCAATAATTCATTAATGGTAAGCTTGCTAGGTGCTGTGTAGGTTCCGTTTTGTAATTGTGCGACAGCTATAGCTTCTGCTTCTTTAGCTTCTTTTTTAGTAGCAAAGTATGGACCGTTAATGTATTTGTGCCTGCCATTGGATAAGATTTCATTAGTACAGATGGAATAGGTATATCGTTTTTTACCTGTTTTTTTAGTAATAATAGCCATAATTTCCTCCTTCACGTGAACGCAGAAGTTTTTTTTATTGAAAATTTCACTATCCTTCATAACTTGTTCATCCTTATATAATGTATTTAGGTTGATGAAGGTAACCTATAACTCTTATTGACTGTATGATTATAAAGGATATTCCTGTATAATCACTGTATTAGATAGAGTGTCATCGTCTCATCCTTGAGGCTACGACTTCGTACTTGAAAGACTGATGCCTTTCTTGCAATTTGTAGTTTTATGTGATAAATTCCTTTATAAAATATTGACATTACGTAAATTACGTACTATAATATAAATATAGGGGGGTGTTATATTGAAAAGACGGGACTTAATACGAAAACTAGAAGCTTTTGGATATAAGCTAGATAGGGATGATGGCAATCATTCGATTTATGAAAAAAGTGGTAGTCGACCAGTACAAGTCCCTCGACATCGAGAAATAAACGAATTTACTGCAAAGGCAATTTTAAAAGCAGCAGGGGTTAAATAAATCCCTGCCTGCCTTGCAGGTTCACATATAAGGAGGCTTAAAATTTATGTTAGAGTATGTATATCCTGCAATATTCCATAAAAATGATGATAATAGTTATACTGTTATATTCCCGGATTTACAAGGGTGTATTACAGAAGGAAAATCTTTGGGAGAAGCTATGAAAATGGCACAATCTGCTGTTAGTCAATGGTTAGAATATTCCAAAGAAAAAAAATTAGAAATACCGCAACCTAGTTTAATGGATGACATTGAAACTGAAGCAGGAGAATTTGTTAATTTAGTTCGTGCAGATGTTAAAGATGGTCGTGCGGTGCGACGTACTGTAAGTATTCCTAAATGGATGGACGAGAGAGTTTCAGAAACAGGTTTAAGTCTTTCGCGTGTGTTGCAGGATGCATTGCAACAACGGTTATAGTTTCGGTAGTTTTTGGAAATGGTTTTATGTGATAATATTGCAAAAAACAGAAAAATAGTGTACCATATGGATACTGGTATTAGGTCACGCTTCAGAATAGTCGTCCGCTTATGGACGGCTATTTTATTTTATTATCCTTTATCTTAATATCTGCTTTGTAGTTTTATGTGATAAATTTCAAAGTCAAAAGATTGGATTGTGATTTTATGTGATAATATTGTAATAAGCGTCTTTGTAAAAGACGTTGCTTTTATTTTATTATCCTAATATCTGACCATCATCAGCCAGCGTTTTCAAACTGGTGACAAATTGTCACCAGTTCGCTACCTTCTTTTTAGACGGCTTTTTAAAACCTTCCAATAGTTGTTGGGATTTGAGCTTTCGCTTAAAGCTCCTACAACATCAACTACTGAAAAATACCATTCGCCCGCCTCATCATTCCAGACAGTCCTTATTTGATTGGATTGAAACAGTTTAATATCTTTCATGAATATATCAATCGCCCTTTCTTATTATCCTAATTTCATTTCTTTTTCTTCCGCCTTGCGCTGGAGCTTGACCAGCTTAACATCAATCAGATCGTCAATATCTTCCTTACCGTCAGCATCCAGCTGGCGGTATGTTACTCATCCTGCTTTTCTGCATCGACAAGCACGTACTCAGATTTAAAGCAGCTATCCTTTGCCAACTTCTTTTCATTTGACTTGACTCTGCGCTCTACCTTTTTAATATCCTCAGCAGGGGGCAGGTTTTCTGGTTTTATGCCACGCTCGCCTAACATATTCCTGATAGTGGAGTTATTTTGTACATGCTCATAAGTTATGCTGGGTTCGCCGTAAAGGTCTTTAGCTTCAGTGTTGTAATTGGTCATTTCAGTAGCAAGGTTTTTAGCTGCTATTGTCAGATTAGGAAGGAAATCGGCTAATGGTCTGCCCTTAGTAACGCCGTACCGCTCTTTCATGAACTGCGTGCTTCTGCCAAAAAGTGCACAGTCACCGGCAGAACGGATACGTCCGAAACCTGCGTCATCAACTCCGCGCTCGTAAATATTTTTTGAAAGTTGCTTTTCTGATGCACGCAGCTTATCACGATTTTCTAAGCGCTGCAGGTTTTTCATATGTTCCTCTATAAGCTCTTGCTTTCGGGTTTGTTGAGCAAAATAGCTCTGGGCGAAAGCAATTTCTTCTTTGCGCGGATCGCCGTTTTGTGCAACGATATAACACGCATATCTTGTCAGCTCGAAATCCTTTACACTTCTCGTGGCGTTTTTTCCTAAAGTTAACATTTTCGTGACCTCACGAAGATGATATTTTACGTCTATTTGTGCGTTTTGAATAGACGTGAGAGCTTTTGTTATAGCATTATAGAAATTTTCCCAACGACTATAACCGAATAAAGTCATTATCTCGCGTGCAGACCAATATTCAACACCACTTTCATCTACATGAGCCAGTTCATCGAATTTGCTTTTTAATAAAGAAATCTCTTGCTTATCCATAATAAAATCACTCCTTTAAAAATTTTATTATCCTAAACTCTCCACGTCTTCTTCCGCCTTGCGTTGGAGCTTAGCCAGCAGGGCGGTATTTTTATATTACAAAGAATTGACAAGCTACTGCTTTGCCAATAACTTTAATCGTATCAAAGTCGCTTTCGTGAATTATGATAGGCTTATACATGGGATTTTCTGCCCTTAATTCAATATATTCATCATGTTTATAAAAACGCTTCAGTGTAACTTCTCCGTCCATCCAAACAGCAGCTATTTCTCCGTTCTCTACTTCTGGCTGCTCTCTGATAAAAACATAGTCGCCGTTGAAAATGCGTGCGTTAATCATAGAATCGCCCTGAGCACGCAGAACATAATCAGCGTGTATATTAAGGTCTGTTTGTACATATTCATATTCAGAGGAGCTTTCTATGGCTTCTATAGGGCTACCACAGGCAATATTTCCTATAACCTTGAATTTACGGTAGGTGGCTGGGGTGACGTTGGGGTAGGTTGGTTTGGGTGCTTGTATTTCATCAACTTTAGACTGAATGATTTTAGTTGTCGTTGCTGTTAAATCAATAATTTGGTCTGGGTCGAGTAGTGGAATTAGCTCATCTAGTGTTAAGTTCATAGCTATAGCACATTTTGTTAATGTTGGTATAGAAGGGATCACTGGTTTGCCTGTACTGGTATTAAAGTTTTTTTCCAACATAGAAATGTATGTTTTGCTCAGTCCGGTTTTGGTAGCAAAATCTCCCATAGATTCCCGATGTTCAGTTCTATATTTTTTGATAATTTCACCAAGTTTCATAATAACCTCCTAAATGTTGGTTAAGTACATTATACAATATGTGAAAATAATTTGTAAAGTACGCTTGACAAGCAAAAAAAAGAAAGTTATAATTTAATCGTAAAGTAAACTTTACGTCTTTGGTAAAAATGGCACTTTTTCCAAAAGACGTTGCTTTTATTTTATTATCCTAAATTCTGCTCGTCTTTTTCCGCGTCCTGCTCCTGCTGATACAATTCAAAATCAATCTGCCTGTCTATTCTGTCTTTACCGCCTTCATCTAAAAGGCGGTATTTTTTTATGTGCTTAATTTCTGCGGTAGATAATTCAAGAGGCAGTTCTTTCTCTTCGTCCCATCCCATTATATATGCGGGCGTGGTTCTCAATACAGTGGCTAGTGGGACTAGTGCTGCTATTGGAATTTTTTCTATGTCTTTACTTTCGTATCGATAATAAGTGGCTCTTGATATCCCCAGTTGTTCCGCGACCCTATCTGCGTCAAGGTCTAATTCCTTCCTTCTGTTTTTAATTCTTTCGTTGATTTCCATATAATACCCCCTTTATATAGCATAATTTAAGTATAACACGATGATGTCATATATGCAACTATATATATATATGAAGATAAAATAAATATCAATATTGAGAAAAAAGTGTTGACAGCGATTAATGAATGTTGTATCATATAGTTGTCGCAGAAATGAGAATAAAGAAAGGGAGTGAAGTAATGAATATTCCAAAATTAAAAGGTAAAATTGTAGAACGCGGCTTTACAATGGTAGCCTTCGCGAAAGCAAGCAACATTAGACCTGCCACATTTTTCAGACGTACAAGATTTGCTGGGGAAACATTCACTATTGGCGAAGTTCAGCGAATGGCAAAAGTCTTGAATCTAAATAAGGAAGAAGCAACAGAAATTTTTTTACCTTGAATATCGCAAAAATGAGAATAAAGAAAGGGAGTGAAGTAATGAACGAATTACAGATTTTTAAAAATCCAGAGTTTGGCGAAATCAGGACTATTGAAGTAAACAATCAACCTTGGTTTGTGGGAAAAGATGTGGCTGAGGTGCTTGGCTACAGCAACACTATGAAAGCTATTCGTGACCATGTTAAAGATAACCATAAGCTGGCAGAACGAATCGTTCTGTCAGGTCAAACTAGAGAAGCAATTCTCATTGACGAAGCAGGCGTTTACTCTTTGATAATGCGCTCCAAGCTGCCTACGGCAGAACGATTCCAAGAGTGGGTAACGTCCGAAGTCCTGCCCACCATCCGCAAAAATGGTGGATATTTAACACCTGAAAAAGTAGAAGAGGTGTTAAGTAATCCTGATACTATTATCAAGCTTGCTACTGAAATTAAAAACCTGCGAACTGAAAACGCGATTCAAAAGCAACAGATAGCAGAGTTTAAACCAGTTAAAGATTATGTCGATACTATTTTAAGTAGTACAGACACAGTAACAGTAACACAGATTGCAGCAGATTATGGTTTAAGTGCAAGAGCGTTGAACAAAATTCTTTGGGAAGAAAAGCTTATCCATAATGTTAATGGACAATGGATTCTATACAAACGTTGGATGAACAAAGGCTTTACAAAGTCAGAAACAATCAACGTACCTCGTGCTGACGGCAGTAGCAAAGTAGTTATGAATACTAAATGGACACAGAAAGGCAGACTTAAAATTCATGAAATCTTAACTGCTGTAGGTATCGTAGCTGAAATGGATAAAGCAGTATAAGGAGGTGAGGATGATGGCAAGAGCTAAGCTTACATTAAGAATCTCAAAGGAGCTTAACGATTTTACAAAAGAAAAAGCAGATTCTCTTGGCATAAGTCAAAACAATCTGCTTGTGGTTTTAATAGAGTTGGGGTTGAAATGCTATGAATTTAATCCTCGTGCAACGGCAGAGAAATTACTCCGTTAGTTTTTTCGTAATCTGCGATGTACGTTTTGACGAGCATTTCAAGTTCTTTGTTAACTGTCCTGAAATTACTGTCAGCAATATAACGCAGTTTTTCTAAAGTATCTTGGTCTACTCTAAATGTAAATTTCGGCAACTGTGACGGCATAATGCCACCTCCTTTTTATATAACTATACCAGAAAATAGTAAAAAAAAAAGTATTGACGGCAAGGTGACGGCAGATTACAATAATAACAGGAGGTGACTAAAAAGTGACGGCAAGCGTAAAAAAGTTAACTGTTAGAATTAAACCAGAGCTTGATGCCGAACTTAGTGCTATCGCGAAAGATAGAGAAGTCAGCAAGACACATATAATCAGAGAAGCTATTAAACGTATATTGAAAAAGGAGCGAAGAAATGAACGAATTACAAATTTTTAAGAATGAAGAGTTTGGCGAAATCAGAACTATTGAAGTAAACAATCAACCTTGGTTCGTGGGAAAAGATGTCGCCGACATTTTAGGTTATGCGAAGCCTGAAAATGCAATTTCTGCACATGTAGACGAGGAAGATAAAACCACTACCCTGATTCAGGGTAATGGTTCTAACTATAAAAGTAAAACCACTATTATCAACGAAAGCGGTTTATACAGTTTGATTCTATCCAGCAAATTACCGACAGCCAAAAAGTTTAAGCGTTGGGTGACTAGCGAGGTGTTACCTACCATCCGTAAGACTGGCGGATATTTAACACCTGAAAAAGTAGAAGAGGTGTTAAGTAATCCTGATACTATTATCAAGCTGGCTACCGACTTAAAAGAGGAGCGAGCTAAACGCAAGGAAGCAGAAAACCGCCTCGAAGAGGCAAAGCCTAAGGTACTGTTTGCTAATGCGGTGACGGAAAGCGACGGGACAATATTAATCGGCGACCTTGCTAAATTTATTAAGCAAAACGGTCGCGACATGGGGCAAAAGAGATTATTTGAGCAGTTGCGTAACGATGGATTTTTAATTAAGCAAAAATGCAGTAGCTACAACATGCCTACACAAAGGGCGATGGATATGGGCTTGTTTAAGGTTAAAGAGTCCTCAATCGTACAGCCCGACGGTGTTGTCAGGTTGACCCGTACAGTTAAAGTGACTGGAAAGGGACAGATTTATTTTATAAATAAGTTTTTAGGCGAGCAGGCTCAACAATCCCTTGACCTGGAGGTGTGAGTATGCAGACACTGGCAACGTGGCAACAGCGTGGTGCTGTTGTGACGGTGGTAGCGACATATGGTGATACTGATTTTGTAATCAGCGAGGATAGAAATAATGAAATTAGAATTAAAGAAGACAGGCGACAGCGTGGTGCTGAGTCTGGCAGAGCTGAAAGCTCTCATACTGCCTGCATTGATTAACGGCGGTAGCATGACCGTTAAGAAACCTTGCAGGGTAGCTAGAAAACCTATCACCCGAAAACGCAGGGGATGGAAACGAATAGAATAATCTCATGACGCGGTGAAATTCCGAACAGTAGAAAAGGAGAAGCATATGAGAAGAAAACAGAACGCAGCTCCAGTATGCTTTATCTGTAAGACACCTAGCCTGCACTTGTCTAAAGTGTGGAGTGACAAGCTAGGTATGGAAATTGAAGTCTGTCCCAACTGCGTGGAAGACTGGAAAGAGAAGGCTCAGCGAAAAGCCAAATGGGATATGAAAGACCTTATGGAACGTCTTCACTGCCAAAAGCTGGCGAATGAAGCAAGGGCAGAAGAACGTTCTCATGCAGGCGAAAGACTGCTAGAGAGATTCAGAAACGCTATGCGGTTCATGAAAAAGAAGAAAGAAGGATGAATGATGATGAACAAAATAATAGCTATAGCCTTAATTTTAGCAACGGCGTGGTGCTGCGAAGGCTGTTTTAAGGAATATGAAACCCACTATGAGTATCACACAATGAAGGCAGGGGAAACCGTGTGGGATGTTGCGTGTGACGCCTACCAACGTCAAGACCGCCACGACGATGTCCGTTGCGTGGTGGACGATATCGCCGAGGCGAACGGCCTTTTTAAACACGGCGATGTTAAACCTATCGTTGCGGGTATGGTAATCAAAGTTCCTCTTCAAAAAGAGAAAAATAAATAAGAAGGGAAGCCGAAGAATGGATATCAAAAAAACCGAATACTTGATCAAGGCATTACAAGAAAATTTAAAAAAATACAAGACAGCAGCATTGTCTTTAAGCTATGGTGATAATACCGACGAAGTACCTATGAGCACGAATGTTTTCTTTGTAGGTGACGAAATGGCCTATTTTGCTGAGCTTAGAAACAGAAATGTAGTAATGAATGAATTTTTCCAAAAGGTTGACACCCTTAAAATGGTCTTCCTGATGGCAGAAACTTTAGCGTACACCTTTCATACGTTCAGGAAAAATCTGAAGACAGCCACTAAAGATGACAGAGATGAAGCCTTAAAAGACATTATCGCCTGGGCTTTGAAAGAAGATGAAAACTGGAACCGGAAACAGATTGAAGAACTTGACTTCAAATCAAAAAGGGGAAGAACAGGCAAGAGGGAGGACTTGAACTGATGAAAGGTAAGCTGATTCTAAAGGTTGAGGAAGCCGAACAGTTCCCTGAAAAGTGGGAAGAAATCAGGAATCAAGGTATAGGCGGTAGCGATATTGCTTGCATTATGGGCTATAACAAATGGAAAAGCCCTTATACCTTGTGGACTGAAAAAACAGGGCAAAGTCAGCCCGAGGACTTAAGCGACAATGAATTTGTTTATTGGGGAACGGTTCTTGAACAAGCCGTTGCCAACAGATTCGTTGAGCTGACAGGCAAGAAAGTCCGCAAATGTGGAACTCTTGCGGATGAAGAATACAGTTTTCTCCACGCTAATGTGGATAGGCTGGTAGTTGGTGAGAACGCAGGGCTTGAATGCAAGACAGCTAACGCGTTTAAAGTAGAGGACTGGGAAGGCGAGGAAGTCCCAGACGCCTATTACTGTCAGTGCCAATGGTACATGATGGTAACTGGTGCTGAACTGTGGTACATTGCCTGCCTCATTGGTGGCAACCACTTTGAGTGGAAGCCAATACCGAGAGACGAGGCGTTTATAAAAGAAATGCGTGAAACCGCCATTCTGTTTTGGCAGGAGAACGTACAAAAAAATATTCCGCCCGCTGTCGATGGTAGCGACAGCACCACAGAAACGTTAAACAAAATGTTTGACGAGCCGAAGGAAGATACAGTGATGTTGCCCAGCGTCGCAGGCTCATTAATCCAGCGTCTGGACGAATTAGCAACCACAAAAAAACTGCTTGAGAGCGAAATCTCGATGGCACAAAACAAATTAAAAGAGTTACTTGGGAACAGCGAATGCGGTATGTTCAACGATAGAAAGGTATCGTGGAAAATGACCGCACCTAGAGTGACAATCGATACAAAATTGTTGAAGACTGAATTGCCTGATATTTATCAGAAGTATGCAAAAACTGGCAAAGCAAGCAGACGATTCAGTTTAAAATAAAAAGTATATTTATACAAAACGGAGGTTGACTTAGGTTGGGTAAATTTTTAGATTTAACTGGCACTAGGTTTGGGCGACTAACAGTAGTAAAAGAAGCTGGCAGGACTAAGCAAGGTTCTGTCAAGTGGCTTTGTAAGTGCGATTGCGGAAACACAATTACTGTTGATGGCTCACACTTGCGAACTGGAAGTACTAGAAGTTGTGGGTGTTTACAGTTTGAACAACGTCAAGCAATGGGAAAGGCTAATAAAGGCAAAGGATATGATTTGACTGGGCAAAGGTTTGGTCGTTGGTTGGTGCTGAACAAAACAAAAGAAGCTGTCAACAGAACTGCCGTCTATGAGTGCCGTTGCGATTGTGGAACTGTAAAAAAAGTAAAAGGAACTTGCCTTACAGCAGGTGAAAGCACTCTGTTGCCTTGTAAAATATTCACAGTATAGTTTTGTTATCACAAAACATAAAAGCATTGATAAACAAAATGCTAAATTATTATATAATTCAGGCTAGGGA